TTATCTAGGGTCCACCTCAAAAACGTTCATCACATTTTCCGAAAAATCGGGCAGTTCCGGGGATTTGACTTCAACAAAGAAACCGAAGACCCTGTACAATCTGGTCTCGCCCCTTTCCTCTAGGAGTTCTGCTTCCTCCCAAAAGGTGTCCCACTTTTGATACTCCGATAATGCAGTAAATTCAGTTAGTTCCATTTTATTGAGATTTCATCGTAATCCACCCTATCAATAATATCCTCCCTGTTGGAGTTTACCTTACGGCTATATAAATCCTTGCTAATGGGATGGGCGGTCAATTGCTGCTGCCTAAGGTCGTTATGTATCATATTCTGGACCCCTTGCCTGTCTAGCCCGTTCTTGAGCCATTGCCAAATTTCGTATTGGTCAAAGACTACGGGCCTCCTGCGGTCATCCTCCTTGTCCTTGTTATGGATATTGAAGAACATGGAGTCTTTTTCCCTGTCCGCTTTTCTGGTCCATATTGAAAATGTGGCCCCATTTCCATTGATCTCATAAAGCCCTGCCAGATACAGCGGCTCGCCGTCTCTATGCGTAAAATAGAACGGGACCCTAAAATCCTTGCCCTTGACCTTTACGTGCGTGTTGTGGGGCTCAAAAAATCCATCGACCGGGATGATGCACCTATGCTGCATTGGGGCAAAATTATATGAGTAGTACCCGAATATCTTTTCCGATTGACTGTTAAGACTGTAGGCTACGTTCCTATTCTTAAAATACTCCTTATGCCCCTCAATACCAATATTACTTGGCATAATTCCCCATTTGGCAGGAAGTAGGATGTTGGGGTCATGTTGCGGTACTATCCACATTACTGGATTATCAAATCCATTGGCGTGGTAGTAGGTCAGTTCCAAATGGTACTGGGGATCGAGCAAGGCGGCCGTTACCTCAAGTCTGTTCTCAAGCTCTTCCTTTTTTCTTATCTGTCTGGTGGAATAGCACATTAAGATTCAATTATAGTTTCATAAAGGGCTGGCATTTTCGTTTTCAGTTCGAAAAGCCAGTCCATTGGTCCAATCTCGCCTTTGTCCACTTTTTTTGCAAGCCCCAAAAGGCCCATATCATCGGCCCCCTCGATCTTGCTAGAGGAAATGGCTTCAATGGCGCGCTTATAACGTTGTAAGGTTTTTACTTCAAAGGTGTTCAGACCCAATTCTTTGCGTTCAAGGTACTAAAATTTTAACATGGGACAAGATATGCAAATATTGGAATATTACCATATATTTGGAATATTTCCCAGTTATTTACAAATAAGCCCATATGTCCAAGTTGGTTTTCCGTAACCGAAACACAAAGGCCATCAAAAAGATCTTGATGGAAATAGGCCATAAAGCCTATGCGGAGGCATTGGAGGAACAGGGATTGAATAGACAACCGCCCATCTCAATGCGCGGGTTTTACATCGAGTACAACGTCAAAACAAAGGAAGAGGATATTTGGTACACTTATCCAAGTGGGGTTTCCTTTAAGATCATTTCATTGCTTGGCTATTTTACGCCAAAAGAGGGATGGGAAAAGGTCTGGGATCAGGAGTAGGATACCCGTATCAATTTCAATTCAATGTAAATCTTCGTTTCCGAATATTTTGCCCAGTATTTCTTATTAATTTAATAGTCAACCTTAAAAACAAGATTATGAGGTCGATATTGGCATCTGTTCTACTAATCATCTATTACCATAATGGTATTGGTCAAGAAGATTTTATGACCAGCAAGATGATTTCACAATTCAATATTTTTAAAGTAAAATTGGATAGTATTCAAGTTGGAACTGCCTTTAGGGTAGATTCACTGGGAAATGTGATGACCAATTTTCATGTTATAGAAAAAGGGTTCCAATTCCGAGGGGATACAATAGAGTTCAACAATAATATATCACTTGAATCCACTGGAAATTTAGGGCCCTTCACAAGAAGTCATAAATATAAGATTCATCCAGGAATCATTTCGGACAAAAGAATGTATACACTGGCCAAAGTGTTGGATTTAATGGTTCTTGTCCCGGATTACCCAAACAAACGGAAAAATGGTTATCACAAATCAGAATACTTTTCATTTTCTGACGGTTTTATATCAAACATGGAAGGTTATGAGGCTTGGTGCGCCGGTTATCCTTTTGGGATGAAAAGTGTTGTGTATACCAAAGGGGTGGTGTCTGGGTCTGAAACCGATATATTGTACCTCGCAAATAATGATGGAGGACATGAAAAGGTAAGAATATATAATGTTATTGCTGACTTCACTGCCAATCAAGGGAATTCGGGAGGTCCGGTATTGCATTATAAAAAGGATAAAAAGAAACTTGAACTTCTGGGTGTCCTTAAGGCTTCAAAAGGCCCTTTTTACGATTATCTAAGAGTGTTTAACGAGAAGTACTCTAAAGAATACGAAAAACACATCAAGGAGGGCACATTGAGCACGGAGGAAGGGACAGAAGCTTTGGAAAAGGCCATAATCTTTTCAATTCTACAGTCCCACAATTATGGTTTAAACATATTCGTGTCGGTTCAAAACGTAGAATTCTTTTTGGATAGGCTTTATAAAGATTCACATTAAAACAAAACCTTTATGGTTTTATGCCTTTCCTCAATAAGTCCCGTTAAAATACATAACCTCCGCTGAACACATAATTGGTCTTCAAGTGAATAAAATCCCAACTCCATTAGTATTATCTGTCTTTTTTCCACCTGCCATTTGGATTCGACCCAACTTCTTTTGTTGGAATTTGTTTCCATGCCATTTACCTCGTCCAATTTTCGCCAGGCAGAAACCTTGGTTTCTATTGTGGCAAGTGGCCAAGACAACTCATCTAGGGGCCGTGGTTCCAGCTGACCAAAGACGAATCTTGGTGAAAATGCAATTAATATGATAATTAAGGTCTTCATTGTCAAGGCTATTCGCTATTAATTCTTTTTTGCTTACGAAACTCCCTTACACTTGTGGTATCAATGAACACTTGCAATAGACTATCGCAATAGCTTTGTTCTGTGGTCGGGGCAAAGACAAGGTTTCCCTTGTTCTTTTTAAGCTCCACTTTGTTGTTGGTGGTCACGGCGGTGGTGGGTTTGTTCACGGCATCTGAAACAGTTTTGCTGTTCAAGGTCTTTTCAGTGGTCAACCAAGTAATATTATGGCCCGATTTCGCCCCCAGTACAAAACCAATGCCCATAAACACAACCGCAATGGACAGAGCTTTCCAAGGTATTCTATTTATAATCCTCATCCTTTCCTCATTTCAAAATGTGGGACATCCACAAATCCATTTTTAATATCGTCCTGGTTAAAATCACCGCCCCATCTATTGTCCGGATGCAAAGTTTCCCAGTAATCCCCCAGGGGCTTTATCTTGTCAAAATCGTAGGTCAATTGCCCATCAATAAAAAAATTGAAATCCACGGCCAAACGGTCCTGATGGAGGCTCCTTAAGGTCCTGCTCAACCTTCGTGACTTTACAAGCTTTATGCCCAATAGTCCCCCTTTTTCGATTTTATAACCAAAGTAATTGAGCAACACTTGGGACCATGTACGGTGGACCTCCCCAAATGTCAATTTGATGTTGCACGAGTCGAAGGCATAATGGATAAGGCACGCTACGTTATAGGTGAATATGTGTTGTCGCTCTCTAAGCCTCATTTCTTCTTTAACTTATCCACCCACCTATTGATATCCTCCCTGAAATAGCGGTACACTATCCTACTGACAAAATATGCCGCTATCGCTACAAGGAACTTCAAACCTATTTCAGGCCATGGAATCGGCAATGTACTGGCAATCGTTATCAATGCAAACACAAGTTCTCCCCTCCAACTCATTGTTTCTTCGTTTTATCGCTATTGGTAAATTTTCCGAGGAAACCAGTGCCTATATTGAACAGTTTGTCAATCCTGGAAAGCCGTAAGCTCAATCCAATGGCTATGGTCCCGAACAGAAGGAAAAAGTAATAGGCCGTTGGCCATGATGCCTCCTGCCCTTTGGCCATCCCCTTGGTTTCGAACCAAAACGGGATGACCCATAGGGCGCAACCTAAAAGCCCAAAAAACGTAGCAAGCAAAACCTGTTGCCACTTCCCTAATTTGTCCATCCACTTTGTCATATCAATTCTCTTTAATTTTCACTTTGCCACCGTTTATCGTTGGCCTTTTTATTACCCTTCCCGTAGTAGCTTGTAAGTCAAAATCGCCCGCATAGAACGCCGCTGCCATTTCCAAGTTTGTATAACCCGCGTTATTGGTCACATTGTACGCATTTATGTACCAATTTCCCTGCCCTTGTGAGTTGGTAACTGTATATGCTGAAAATGTCCAATTTACATGGACCGTATCCCTATCAGCCGAACTGTTTGGGTCAAGATGGGCGTGCTGGTTCTCGAACCAATCCGGCATAAAATCCCCGTCAGTGTCGGCATAACTCACCGATGCCGGGGCCGTAGCTGCATCCCAAGATGCTGCATCCCTATAGCTGGATTCAGATGTACTAGTTAAAGATTTGTCGATATACTCTTGGTCCTTGTTGTCCCGGTAATATCCGGGGGAACCATCGGCATTGATACCGCGAATGTTTCCGGAATACTTGGTGATCTCGGCTTTTACCTCTGAAAAATTCAATACTCCGTTCAATGGTTCTGAAAATGAATGCTGTTTGGACGATACATAATACGAAGCATCAACGGGCGCATTGTCGAGTTCGGCCCCATTGTTGTTATAATAGACCACTATTCCCGTTTGGTTGTCGGTCGGGGCCTCATCCACGCCCCCAACGAAATTGAACCCTGCATAAACCCTTGCATTGGTCCGTGGATTTCCCAATTTATGCACAGGTATGCTTGATGTTTGTGTTATGTTCCCCAACTCTGAGTAATTATGGTAAACATCGATTAGCACACCTCCATTGGAGCGTATCAACCTACTGGACCAGTTGGTTTGATAGTTGTTAAAGTTTTGATGATCATGGATCGAACCTGATACGTTGGGAAACCTATGGCTAACGTTATAAGCAAAATTCCTTGCATAGGTGGACTCTCCCGTGTCTGCTGCAGCACTTCCAGAGTCGCCTATAATTCCACCGGTTGCGGATTCCGCGAATATGGAATTGGATATAGTCACTTTATCGGTGGAGTGCCTTGTTATGGCATCGGTCACTTGGTCCTCACTGTACCTTGCCGAAATATGGTCCAAATATATGGCGTGGTTATCTTCCCCCACGGGATGGCTCCAAGCGTCAGCTTCCTCTATTCGTAAAGGGGCAATCCCAGTACTTCCAAATTCAGTTGTCAAATACCTTATTATTAAATTGGTGCAATCTTGAAACCTTACGCTCTCGCCCGAAACCCTCAGACCGCCAATTGGCGCAAACTGGCCCCAGTAGGTAAAATTTTCAATACCCGAGCTACTTAAAATTGAAGATGGGGAGATTACTCCGTTAACCGTTGGGATCAATACGGTATTGTCAGATATGCTTCCCCTTAGTGATCCCGTGCCGGAATTGTTTGTATTCGTGACACCAACATAGTTGGGGGTGTTTTCATGGCCACCTGTTGCAACTTCGGCCGGACCAAAAGCACCGGGAAACGCCTTTTTTGTGGAAAGAACAATGGTCGTTTGGGCCTTTGCAAGACATAGGAAAAACAGCATTATGATAGGTAGAATATTTCTCATTGCTCTTTGATACTAAGTCCATCAACATAAACTTCTGAGCCCGAAATCTGGACATACCATCTCATTAACTGGGTCGTTCCGCTTGCCGTCAAAATGTGTTCATAGTATGTTGGTGTGGTTGTATAAAATTGGTTTGGTGAAGATGTAAACCCCGTCCACAACTGGCTTCTACCTCCGTTTGCTGTGTCGCTCCATGCCCAATAGCCGATTATATAGGTAACGCCATCAGTGAGGTTGACCGTTTCCTCCATCCTGTCGGGTGCTGAAGTTTCGGTTATGACCAAAACAAAAGAACCATCTTGAGGTGTCGGAGTTATTGCAGAAGCCAATCCCGCTCCACTTGCCGGGGATAATCCAAACGTGTCATCGGCCTCGTTCGCGCCTGTTGCCAATGCGTTGTTTACCGTGTAAAGCTCGGGGCTGCCCTGGCCTGCCTGTTGTCGTGAATTTTCGACGGCCCGTCGCCATGTGTTTCCCGTGTTTTGTGGAAAACAGGACCAAGGCAAAAAAACCAGCAAGTAGAAAATCCATTTCATCAGTTACCCTTTTCGTAAGACTTTTTATAGGTTCCCCTACCGTTATAATAGACATAAAGGGTGACATCCGTGTTGGCCAGGTTGTCCGTGGTCCAATCCAAAGTACCGTCCACTTCATTGGCGATCGCCGGTGTAAAGGTTGGCTCGGTCGCCTGGTTCAGGTAGATCTCCAATAGATAACCCGCCTTCATGTCCACCAAACTGAATGATGTAAAATCGTTGATGGTGTTGTCATAATATTGGTGGGAGACCGCATAACCATCGCTGTTTACGAAATCAATTGAGGTAGAACCCGCACTTTCCATTGCCGCGGGATCTTTAATGATATATTCCGTTCCGGCTACCGGGGTGCCCGCATCGTAATTGGACTGTGAGATTTTTACCATGTTGGTGATCGCTTCCGCTCCGGTGGGCTGGCCCGTAAGGTCGGATTGGATGCCACTTTCACCATCGGCCGTTGTGGTTATTCTTTCCCAAGCACCGCCCACTCCAAGAAAAGTATCACCTGAATTATTACTGTACAGTTTACCGTTTTCGGGAAAGGGCGCTGTGGTCTGTGGGTTGAGTTTCAATTGCTGCGCAACCACCGCCTGTGATGTTTCGATATTGTTCGAAGATGCTATTGCACCGACCGTAAGTTGGTTTGTTCCGATGTTCACCTGTCCGTTATAGGAAAGCTGCCCGTTTATCTCAAGTCGTAGCTCCTTGTTGGAAACCAGGTTTTGGAGGTACAGCCCCTTTGCATCGTCGGACCATGCCAAGGCACCGTCCGTAACTGTCGTAGCTTCGTTTTGAAAGATGAGTGCCTGCGTATTGTTGGTGTCCGTCTTCTTTTTTAAAGTAACCGGCTCTTGGTAAACGTGGTTCCCCGTCCAAGTGTAATTGGCCGTTTGGTCCACTGAACCTACCAAAGTTGAGGGATCGATCAAATCAAACCTATCCGAGGTGGTTGAAACCGCCAGTAAATGGCCCGCAGTCTCGGTGCCGTTCTGGATAAACAGGTTATCTATCAATATCCGGTTTGGTCTCACCAACCAATCGTTTTCCGACACCACTTCTATATCCCCCTTGATGCCCGTTGTGACACCCGAATTCGCATTAAACCATCCACGTGTCAGTAATACTTGGTCACTGGCTGAACTGGTTATAAGTGCATTTGTCAAAGACGGGGCGGTTATAAGGCCAGACTTGAGTATGGTAAGTGCATCGCTCCTATTGGCCGTACTTGCTCCATTGCCCACATTGAACACCCTATCCGCGGCATCAAAAAAAGAACTACTATTTTGGCTATAAAGCGTTGAGTAAGTACCTACTACAACCTCCCCGAATGATGGAGCGGTGTTGCCGAAGCCCCCACCAACAAAAGAACTTCTTCCACTTGCGGTGTTTTGCAAGCCCCCAGCCACAAAAGAATAGGTGTTACTGGCAGTGTTTTGAAAGCCACCGCCTACAAAAGAATCTAATCCATTTGCGGTGTTTTGAAAGCCCCCCGCCAGAAAAGAATTGGATCCACTTGCGGTTTGGTTTTCGCCCGATGCAAATGAATTCCAACCAGTGGCACCATATGTTTCAGAGGTCGATAAACTTACCGAGAAATCGACCGCATCTTGCCCTATATTACCGTAGTTTGCTGCGTTACGGCCTACAGGCCGCCATCCGGGTCCCGCGCCTTCGTCCAGGGCTTCCAAACCCGTGCTTGGTCCGACTGGAATATTAATAGTCTTGATTGCTCCCGTCCCGCTTGCGGTAACCCCTCCTCCCGTAAAATTTAAGGTTGTTGTACCAGTGGCCAATCCTATTCCTTCGTCTTGTACGGTCAATGAACCGCCGCCTCCTGACGCATATAAGTCAACCTCATTAAATACAACGTCCTGCACGCCAAGTGCGTTTGGAGTGGCGAAATTGGTTTGAAAGAACTTGTTTGCATTGGCACTCCCAAAAAGCACGTAGACCAAGGTCCTTGACACTTCTTGTGTTGTGTTCGCATCCTCCGCACGTGTCCAAGCCCCGGTCGAAGCAACGTAAATGCCATTTTCACTGGCATTTGTCTGGTCCTTGACCAAGACCCTGACCCCACTACTGGCATTTACCCCATCAATGGCCTGCGTTCCCGATAGCGTAATATTGGCTGTGGTAGCAACGCTGACGTTTTCTTTTAAGAAAAGTTCGGGAGAGGACGCCCCACCCCCGGAAATCCCATCCACTTCGTCCTTCAGTTCTTGTAGTGCCGCTTGTGTATTGGTTGAAGTGATTGTTAGGTATGGGGTAAAATCGATTTCCGAAGCCTGAAAACTTAACCAGTTTTTCAATGTTGAAATACCGTAAGGCTGAATACTTCCCGCTGCGCCTATCCTGCCCAAAAGTACATCAGGACCAATGTCCTGTAACTTATTGATACCTATACCCGCATCCAAAGCAACTTGGTCATTGCCCAAGGATCCATCCAAATCACTAAAATTCAGGCGGTCGCTGGTGAACTGCGTTCCGTTGGCCCTAAGTATGTTTCCCGCCGTCGGTGTTGCCAAGTTAACATCGGTTAGCTGGCTCAACTGGGTAGCGCCTGAGCCTCCACCAGAGGCCCCTACACCCGTATTGTTCCATTGTGCATTATCATATACCCAGTATGTTGCCGTGTCCAACCTATATACGGTCGTACCTTCGGTAAGTTTTGTGCCAGTGATTGCGTTCATTGCCGCAGCGTCCGCGACCGTAGGAGCAATGGAACGGACCTTGAAATCCGCTGTGTTCTGTGCATTTACAACTACCAAAAAAAGCCCGAAAAGGGCCAGTAATACTTTTTTCATAACCTTGTTATTTCGTCCCCTTTGGAGTTCCTTAAAACTTTTTCCTTACCCTCTTGCTCCCAATACAAAAAGGTCTTTCTTTTCAATTCCCGATGAAGCCACCATATGGCACCAAAGGTTGCTATTTGGGAAATCGATAAAATTATCAATGCTGTTACCATTAGAATCTGAATAGTTCGTTACCGTCCTTGTCCCTAAAAACCGTCTCCCCGTTGACCACTTCCGCAAGAACGCGTTCAGGGAAAAGTGTATTCATGAGCGCCACCTTATCGGTGTTCGAAAGTTGGTCAACCCTTACCGAATTATTGATGATATCGTCCAACCGGACACCGTTAGATGTGACTGTGTATGACATGTATCAAAATTAATTTAATTAGACTTAGTCTTATTCTAAATTACTGTTCGTTTGAACCGTATTCATTACATTTACAACATGTTACTTTACTACCTCATAACCTATATTGTCCTTGGTCGTTACGAGAAAAAATGGCCAACTGGCAACACCTATGTTGACCGTAGCACCAACTACTACGACAACCGCTCTATAACGATACATAACGGCCCCCCGAATCTTGGAACCACCTTCCATCGGAAAGGCGCAACAAACGAAGGTTAGATACTGTTGGTATCGGTTCCTTACCCGTTTGAGACGTTCCCACTATCCCCGTACTTGGGTTCAATACAATCTCATCGTCCCTAACTGCCAAGCTCTCCGTTTCATAGGCGTATTCGGCCGTAACGGAATAAAGGTTCGTATCCCCCAAAGCTTCCTCACTTGGAGGTTCGAGCACGACCATTTGAAGCCCCTGTATGGTAAATATTCCGTCATCTGCAATCCCCGAGGCCAGACCTAGCTTATGGAACTGCTTTGCGGTCATCAAAGGGACCTCAAGGCGCTGCCCCAAACGGAACCTCTGTTTCAGGCTCCTGGTCCTATCGTCAGATTCAGCCGTTTCCGAACTGCCAATGGAGAATGGCCTTAATCTTCCCCTTAGCCACATTTCACAGGTTATACCATCGGAAAAGACCATATCATCAAAATTGACATTGGATTCCCAAGTCAGTTTCAAATAATCCCTGGTGTCCAAAAGGACTTCAAATTGTTCCGAATCAAACCTTCTCTCTATCCGGGCTTCCCCATCAATTTCCCATCCCGCTTCGATTACAACTTTTGCGCCAAAACTGACAAGGTTCATGTTGAAATCCATCCGGTAAAGGTTGTAGGGATGACGGTTGTACCTTACTTGGACCATTCCGTTTGTACTGGAAATATTGGTATCAAGTTTAAAGTAAAGTACACCCCTGGAGGTATCGAAAAGATCCGTTTCACTTATCTCAAAGGTCCCAAGGCCGTCAAGTGCAACGAAAGCACCTTCCTTGGCCCATTCCGGCAGTCCACCGTTGTAAGGGGATGTTGGATTTTCGGGATTTATGGTATTCGTATTGGGCAAGTATTGGTTGCCACCTTCAAAATATATCCCCGTTCCCCCGTCAACTGTAAAAAGCGTACAGTCCACCCTTTCCGTAGTTCCTATGTTCTGTTGTGTCTGCACCAAGGGGAGTGACAATTTTGAACCGTCCGAGCGCAACAACGTGCATACATGGATATCATAACTGCTCTTGAACTGGGTCCTTATGTTCGCCTTTGGTGGGAAACAGAATATCGATTTATAGGGAATCCCAACTTCCTCTTCATAGCTCAGGGTGTTCTTGTGGTTCTTCCTTATGTCGAAATCATAATCCAGTTTTTCGGCAAATGAAAGTGAATTGAACTCGCTTATCCTAAAATATCTTATGGGATCATTGGTCCCGTTGGGATCGACAAACTCAAATAACTGTATCTGCTTGCTTATCTCGCAACCGTAAACGTCCCTAATCTTTAAGGTGTAAAGCCCCGGCAATTGGCCCCCAAAGGTGGTGTCCTGCTGCCATGCCGTCTGGTTGTTCAATGCGTCCTCAAGGGCATATTCCACGGGAGAAGTCCCTTTAACGGTGTTGAGCACTCTCACCGTAAGGTCCGAATAACCAATATTTGGTATTGTGTCGTGCTTGAAGTCACCGACCGTCAATTGTCTTGGTACTATGATCGAAACTGAATCGATAACCCTATTTCTGGAATCGTACAGGTTGCCACTATAGAGTTGGCCCCTGTCAAGATTGAAGTTGATGTCCGCGTTTCCGTCCCATCCCGTGAAAATGTTGTTCCCCAACAGTTCCAAACGATATGGGGCGGTCCCTCCGGTCGCTGCCTGGGCCGTATATCTGATGTTCGAACATCCCCCTACAGTGGTCCTGACAAATGAGAACGTACTTGGCACTTCCTGTACCGAGTTGTCAATATCAAAGTTTACATGATAAAAGGCATTCCCTGTATAGGAAGCGTTGCTAAACGTTCCAACCTTGGCGGTTATGGTCACAAGGTTACCGCTTATCGTTGCCGACAAATTCTTATTACCAAATACGTTCTTATGGTCCCTGTTGAACGCAAAGCTGTAGAAGGAAGCCTGTAAAGCATCGGATGTCGATTGCTGCGGATCGATCCCGAACTGCTCTCCCTGCCTGTCAAGATAGAGGAACCTTTCAAAACCATTTGTAGTGGAAAGTGTCTCTATCAGTGTTTCCGTGACCCCATTGTGGGTAATCTGAAAACGTATGTCGCCAAAATCCACCATTGCGGGGTCGTTGGGCTGGGTCACTATCCTTATCGCTATCGTACTCATCTAATTGCAGGTATTAGTTCAAAGTTCCCGTCCCTGTTAAGGTCCGCCTCCAATAATCTACTGTACACTACTTCACCCTTGTACAGGTGGGCGATAAGCCCGAACCTATTGTCGATTCCGTTCGTCTTCCCCCTTAATTGTTGGATAATGTTCTGTCTGACCGGAAGCGAGAATTTGATGCCCAAAAGATCCACCGTCGCCCTCTCAAGTGTGGTGTGGTACACCCTCCCGTTCTCCGGGCGCTCTTCTTCCCCGGCCCTTTTTGTAATAAGGGAATCATTGTAGTTCTGGCCGGAAATGTGCCTTAGATAATTGTTGATGTTCTCGTCAAGACAGCTCTTTATCTTCCATCCATGGCCCTCAAGTAGGTTCCTTGGTCTGAATATCCAATTGAAATTGGAATCCGCATCATAGACGTTTTTTGGTCTTTCTTCGTAAATGTCCTGCCACTTTACCGGCTGGTAGTCAAGCCCTACCTTTTTGGCATGTACAAGGAACCAATCGTTCTGCCTTGGGGTGTCCCTGTCCGGGAAATCCTCGAACTGGAACTGCCTTTCAAGCTCAAAGTCCTCCGATCCCGTCCTAATCTCGGTCGTGACCTCATACTTTTTGTCCGAATCCGTATTGAAGGTGTTCCAATTGCCCACCCCGCAGATGGAAAAAAGGTTGTTCACTTCCTCATAGTTCGTCCCGGATGTGGTACTTCCCAAAATCACCGTACCATAGATGTTTTCGCCTATCACATCCCGTTCCGGTGTGATAGGCGGTATATAGCCGTTGGCATCCTGTAACCTTGCCCCAATAAAGTTCTGTTGTGTTTCCTTTTCAAGGCCGACATGGAACTCCTTTTTACCGTTTGTTGTCCTGGCCTCATAGCGCAATGGCCTGAGTATCTTACAGCCCTCGTAGAGTTTTTTTAGGGAAAGGTTGGTCTGTACCCTCCTTTCGTCGTCCTCCCCCTCGTTGATTATCTGGGGCATATTCCTTATCCATGAACCGTGCACCAAAAGGACCTCGCCCACATTGGTATAGCCTGCCGCGTTTTCAAATACGGGCATTTCCACACTGATGTCAGTTGAATCCGTTGACACGTTGACCAATTGTTGGAACGCCGTCCGAAGTTTAATGGCCTTGGAAAGTGTGGGCTGTGATGGGTCATCGGTACTGAAAATAAAGGAGGTATCGTCCGTGACCTTGTACTTAAGGCGAAGCTCCCCAAAACTTGTGGTGTCGGATAGGGTCATGATCCCGATACTGTCCCCTTCCTTTACCTCCAGTTCATAATTATTGAACTCGTATTCAAGGACCTCCCCAAAATTAGCGGGGTTTCCGCTCGCCAACCTTAGCACGATTTCATCAAAATCCTGTGCCTCTCCATTGTTGTAACGTACCAGGTCCAAATGTATATTACCGGCCAATGATGGGTTTGTGACCTCGATTCCGACCTTACCATTGATTTTATAGTTAAAGTCCTGTGGGGCATTGGTCAGGATTGTAGCGGGCAAGCTAAGGGACGCATAAGTCCCTCCCTGTGAATTTGCCAGTACGTTATTGTTGTCTGATAAAAAGGTTTCTTGACTACGGTATTCGGTCGTCAAAGGGAGTGCGCGTGCGGTCGCCCCTTGGTCGTCCCTGGCATCGACCTCTATGGTGCCTCCAACGTACTTGGTCCGCTTCAATATCCTTCTACCCCCAAAGAAAACGTTGACATAGGCCATATTGGGAACTCCTTCCGCCGTAAGGTCATATTCATCGTCCCATCGGGCCTCTATCGATTCCAGATGACCGCCCTCGGTGACCTCAAAACTTACCGTTTCATTCTCATCATCGAATTTCAAGGTGTTCAGATTTACCGAAGGGTTTGAGATAAGGGTCCAATCCTCCGTTTCTTTGGTTTCGTCCTTGACCTCCGTCAACAAACGAACATCGGCACGGGTCTTGTAAAGGCTCCATATGGCCAATAGGTATAGGTAGCCCTCCGTGCCAAGTTCCATTCTGCCGTTCTTTTCCGTCCGATAGTAATTGCCCGTTGTATCCTTTTTGTAAATGTCGGCATACACCGAATCAAAGTCCTCTATATCCTCGACCTGGACGCGCCTTCCCCCGTTCCTTTGCGGGGAAAGGAGGAAGAACCGGGCGTTATTTGCCTGTCCGACCCTCATGCGGCAAAGAATTTGGAGGGTTTCTTGATGACCACGTTTGAATTGACGTTTATTGGTCTCCTGTTCATTTTCTTGAGCAGCCTATTGGTCTCACGGATAAGGTCTGCGGTCTCGGAATCCCTTTGGCCGCTTATATGTACGACCCGCATTCTTGCATCCGTATCGGCTTTGTATTTGTTCCCTACCACCCTTTTGAACACTTCGCTTCCCGGCTGCTTCATCTTCCTTTGGAAATCCGAAACGGTCGGGGTAATGATATCGTCCCTTTTGACGTACAAAGGTGTGGTCCTGTTCGGTGATAGTTCCACACTGCCATCCGATCCGATTTTGACCTCGCGGCCACGCTCCCCCCATGTTGCCGGACCCTCGTACTTGTCGGTGTAGTTTTTGCCCTTGAAGAAGGCAGGAAGGGACTGGGCCAGTATTGCGCCTAAAGCTATTGCGGTGTTTGTGGTAATTATACCTTGCATTGAGGCAAAGGCGGCTAAGTTTCCAGGAAAAGGAATTAAGGATGTTGAGGCTAAAGCATTTGCCCTCGCGGTCGCATCTGCAATCCAAACTTTTGCCACTTCAAAAGCTTGTTGTAGCAAAAATGCTCTTCTTTGCCTTTTTTCTTGCTCCTTTAGAAGTCGCTTTTCATTCTCGTCCCTTTTTAACTCAGCAATTCTAATCTGTTCCTCACTTGAGTTTTTATTGTTGACTATGGCATCGAACGCATCGTTTTGTTTACTGATTTCATCATCTATCCGATTGGCCTGTATTTCAAAAAATGCCTGTGCAAAATCCTGCGCCACACTCAAACTATCGTTAAGGAGGCGCTCCCTAGCGTTGTTTTCCTCAATCTCAGCTTCCGTTTTTGCCTTTGCCCATTTTAAGAAATTATCAAAGTCCCTCTCATAAAGCGAATCGTATTCAGACAAAAGCTCCTCTTGGTTCTGTTTAAGGAATTTTGACAGTTCCAAAGCTTGAATCTCGATTCCCTCAGTATTAAGAAAATTCTGGACATCCAAAGCATCTTGGGCAGCATCCGAATCAATAAAGGCAATGTCCTCTACGGACAATGTGGCCTGTTCCCTCAACCTTGTCAAGGTCTTTTCAAAATCCTCGATCTGAGCGGTCAGGTTTATCCATTCAGCACCACCAATGCTCACTGCACTCCGAAGGTTCTTTAAGTAGCCTATTGTCCCATTGATAGTGGCCTCACTGTCAAGTTCAAAGGTGTCTATGAACTCCCTTCTGGACCTATTGGCCCTTTCTTCGGTGTCCAATAGGGAAAGGATTGCCTCACGTTCCGCCTTGAGGGCGTTTATTTTATCGGCGATTGTCCGCAATCTTTTTTTGTCCGTAACATCCGTCGCCTCCAAAAGCCGTCTTTGTTTTTCAAGGTCCTGGTTAATGGTCTCCAAAGTTTTGATTGCATTTTCCTGTTCCGGCCCCGTTAAAAAGTCGAAACCCCCTTGACCTTCTTCCAAAGGTCCTTGTCCGGTAATATTGTTGAGTTTTCCATAAGCCTCGATTTGTGCATCAATTTCCTTCTTTAGCTTCCTACGGTTTTCAATCTCTTCAAGCAGTTGCCTGTTCTCTTCGGCGCGGCTACTGCTTAGGAACCCAAACCCCGCCTTAAGCCTATCGATCAGCGAAATGTTGCCATTAAGAAATTCGCCTTGGATCTTTACCAAAAGATTTGTCCTTTCCAGGAAAGTGTTTACGATACCAAAGCCTTTGAAGGTATTGATGTTATCGCCAACACTTTGTTTGATGTTCTCCAAGGATGCATTGAACCTTTGTCCTCCATTCGCAGCTTCGTCCAGGATATTGCCCGCCCTTTCGACTTCCTGTCCCGCCAAAATGGTGAAAGCTTCATTTATACTGACGCCAAGCTCTTTTGAAGTGTTCTTGATGTCGTTCATGGAAACACCCAAATTGTCCAACCTTCTAAGTGATTCCCTAGCAAGACCCTCAACCAGTGAATTCAGCATGAACTCAAAATTTTCTCCGGTTTGGGCACTTCTTACCGCGGCGAACTCCAATAATGTATTGATTTGTTCCAGGCTAAGGTTAAAATTGTCGAATTGTACAATTGCCCTTTTTAAATCAAGCTCTGAAATCAATCCACGGGTACTTTCCCGTGTTTTTTCAAACGCTTGGGTTGCATTGTTACCAAGCCTTTCGAAGGCAAAATCCACTCCCCGGGCTTCCCTGGCAATTCTTGAAAGGTCTGCCACAAGCCTTGCTCCCAGACGTATACCCTCTACCACACCAAAGACACCTATCAATTGACGAACGACACCTATGGCAGGCCTTAAAGCGCTTGGATAATTCCCTACATTTCTTTGAAAATCCCCTGCAATCGCATCTGCCGTTTTGATCTTTTGTCCCAACCTTTCTACCTCCCTTGCCTGTCTTTGTGCCGCAGGGGTGTACTGTCCAATGGTGACAATAAGGTCCTTTAGATCCTTTTTCGCTTCGTTATATTGTAGTGATAACCTTTTGTAGGCCCGTTCGTTTTTATTGACAATGGTTTCTTGGGTCCGGTTCTCACGGTTCAACCTGGTCAGTTCAACTCGCTGTTGTGCGTACTGTCTTCCAAGGTCGGAATTAGCTGCACGTATCTTTTCGGTCTGTGTGGATATGCGATTTTCCAGCTTCTGCCTTTCGGTAAGTGCGGAATTCGATTTTTTTATGGCCTCGGCGTTCTCTTTTTCGGCTTCGGCAAATGCAATGGAGGAAGATGCGCTCCGTCCGGTCTTTTCAACCTTATCGAAACGCAAAATAATGTCATCCAAGGACGTGACGAACTTGTTGAGACGTTCGAATACATCGTCATTGATAACATCCTTACCTAAAATCTGCCCTTCTGCCATTAGCTTGCTTTTTTGCTTCTTTTTTCAAGGGTCGCGCTCAATGCGTCATATTTTCCCAGTGTTAGTTTTTCATAGTCCGGTATGGTAGCTCCTGCAAGTTCAAGAGAGGCAATACATTGGTAAGCGTTCTCTACGCTCATGCCCTCCCTGTCATCAAATTCGTTTAGTTTTTGCTCCTCAAGCCCTTTCTTTTGTCCTGCGTATATCTCCTGTAGCTTTTTTGCCTTGTTCAGCTCTTTCAAAAGGTTTCCGTCCCGTTTCAATCGGTCATCATCCCATTTCAACCTTACTTTTTCAAAAAGGTCTTTGAGTCCTTCTTCACTCCAAGTGGCCCTCTCTTTCAAAAAAAGGAGTTTGTTGTACTTGCTCCTGTGGGCCAGTTCGTCCCTTTGGGCCTTGGCGTAGGCATCCGTGGACCAGTTCTCGTTCTTTAGGATCCACCGTTTTTTGATTTCCTCCCAATCCCCTTGGGAAACATTGTGTTGTTCAAGGATTTCCTCGTTTTCCATTGCCCTGAAGAAAAGCAGGAACGGAAAAGCCTCGTAATAATGCCTGTTATGTGCCAATTGCCGCATAGCCCAATCTTTGCCTGAACCTTTTGATGAAATCCGGGAAAAGTCTTTCCCTTATTGCCTCTTCCAAATCCCGTTCCTGTAGTCCCAGAATCTGGCCGTATTTTCTTTTGAGTTCCCCTGTTTTGGGGTCGGTGCTGTCAAATTCAGCAGAATCCGAAAAGATGTCGATTCTCATGCCATCGAACAGCCCGCCCGTCCATTGGAAGTTATAGGGTTCGCCCTCTACCTTTGGCCTTATGGGTCTAGGACCTTCCCCGAAAAGGGATTCCAGTTCCGTGGATTTTGAATAGGTCCCGGTAAGGTTCCCAAAAACGTCCTCACCGTCCTCCAAACGGATTTGGTTAAGGTCTATGAGATACGCCTCAAATGCTTTGACGCTCTCAAAGAATATCCCATAGACGACCTCTTTATTTACCAGTGGCGCCAGTCTTTGCCTTAGTTGCAGTACCGTTGCCATCCTGTAGTTTTTCCACTTTTTCCCTTTCCTCCCTACCATACTCCCGTTCGGTAAGGGTTTGGATGTCCTTGGCCGAAAGTCCTTTGTACCGCGCTTTGAGTTTCTTCTTGAACTCACTTGCCGGACAGTTCTTAAAGCTCCTGTCGAACCTGTATTTGCTTAAATCCGCCATTATGTCGTGCTTATCAATGTTGGACTCAAATAATACAGGACACCCGAAATGTTCCTGATACCGTCAAATGAAACATACGCCTTTGTAAGTGCGGTGGTGATATTTACCGTGTAGGTGTTCGATGATACGCCAACGGAGGCAATCGTCAAGCTGTTACCGTCCTCGTCATCTGCCTTAAAGTCCGCTTGGGCACCTCCCGTTAGGTTGGTATTACCAAGGGCATCCACCAAAGTAAACTCTGCCGTCAAGGTCGCTCCATTGGAAGAAACGTTTGCAACGGTCTGGGCCACGGCGAACACCTGGTCCATTTCCTCAACGTCCCAATCGATCAAAGCTTCGAAAGGGTTCCTAATGTCACCTTTGGGATCGTCGAAGGTCATCGTTATGGTGGCATAGGCTACGGGCGAATCGTCCGTTGGTTCGATACGGTCAACGTCGATACTGGACAATGGCCTTCCCTGGACGGTGCCGTCATCGTTCTTCCTTCCCTTGATGAAGTTCTTGTCCGTGACAAGGAAAACACGTCCAGTTTTCCCCTCCATTTTTTGGAGTTCAGCTTCCGTACAAGCGTTCAATGCGATATCGAACTGTAGGGAAACTATTTTGTCCGTCTGCTTCAAACGGATGTTCAAAGGGGCATCCTCAAAAAAGGTGGCATCGGTGCTCTGGTCACTGAACTTACCTTTTCCAAGGGGTATTACGTTACCAGCGGCAACACCCGTGTTGTGCTGGGTGATGTCCTTGGCAGCAGTGTTCCCTGCAAAGGAAAACGAACTTGAGGTCCAGATAAGGCCCCGGTAAGCTCCGGTCAATCCCTGCTTGTCAATGCCCCCTGTCGCTACAATGCTGGTATTGGCATTGTTCGCAACGGATTCTACATATTTTGACATAATCTTTTGTTTTTAATAATTGTTTGTTCTTTTAATGAAGGCACGCAATCGGAGTCTCCGTCATTTCAAGCAGACACTCAAACTTGATGGCGTCCCATATATCCGTTACCTCGTTCTGGCCGTTGAAACCGTACTTGAAAAAGTTCGTTTGTACGTTCCTATCGGCATCGAGTATCCTTGTGAAACCTGACCTGTTCAGCGCCTTTTTGACGTTTATAAGCAAAGGGTAGAGGGTAGGTTTAAAAGTTACCTCCAACCGCTCCCTGTTGCTCATTTCACCATTTGACAAGGTTGCAAGTACCAGTTTCAACCGTACCTCCAACCGTTTGTCACCGGTCACCTTAAAAGGCGTCTGCAACCAAGTCAAAGGATAGCGTTTGCCACCCTTTTTGCTCTTGTGGTTCAGGTACAGCAAAAGGTCCCTATGGCTCCCAAAATCAAAGTGGGGGATGTAATCGGACCCACCGATGGTCTGTGCCGGAAGGGTATCGAAAATCGGTATCAATCGTTCCTCGACTATCATATCCCCATGATATTGCGTTTTCCGAACCTATAGGGAATCCAATGCGGGTAGGTGGTTTCGTCCAAATCGTTCATATCTTCAATGAACTCGAACAGTGCCACTTCGTCCGTAACGTTTTCCACCGTCATCCGATAGAACAGTTGCCATATCGCCACTGCCTTTGGTGCAGGGTCGGCCTTGACGGAATTCTTTGCTTTTTCCGTCTGTATCCCCGTACCCATCCATCGGCTCAGGTCGTTCTTCAAAAAATGATAGCACACATAGGGAGCGATAGGGCTCTTTTGGTCGCCATTGTCATCAAAGACAAGGCCCCGCCAATTGACCAGCTTCCCATCCTTTGAATATTCTTTCCCGTCCATGAGGTCCTTCCACTTTTGGGGCGCATCGGGCCTGACCGTTTGCTCGGTCTGTCCGTCAACCACCTCCAAATGTGATTGGAATTCCTTGTTCAGTGAATATCCAAGTGCTTTTATCAGATAGTCCCGCTCGTATTCCCGGATGAACAGGTCCAGTTCGGAGACATTGCCCAACAGACTGCTGTTCGGGGCGGTGTCCTCGATATTGGGGATGTCCAACAATCCCTTGAAATATGAACGGGAGATTATCATTTGCTATCCTTTTTTGAACCAGTTGCCCCCCCCTGTTCTTTTTTAGGAGTAGGGGCTTTCGCTACTGGCGTTACCTTCTTGGGAATGGATTTTCCAGCACTTTCCTTCTTTAAGGAGAGTTCCAGACCGTCCCTTTTGAGCCGTAGGCGGATTTCCTTGGCCAACCGCCTCAGCTTTCGTTCGTCACCTTTTATGGTCAGTTCCATAACCTTACGGTGTTTCCAATTGGGTCTTCGCCGTACTGAACTTTCCGAAGGTGAACCAGTAGGGATTGTAGATAGGGAAGATTATCTCCTCCTGTATCACTATCACTATCTCGTTCTTTTTCACGCTCTCCACGTCCTCAGCGAACTGGATGTTCAAGGGGGTGAACTCCCTTAGCTCAACACCGTTCCTTGAGAAATCCCCGGAAAGGAACTTACCGAAGGGCATTGCGGTGGTAGTCGCCAACGGTTTACCGTTGACCCCGGTCACCCTTCCATTGCCATCTTTGGATATGTTCAGGTAATCCGCTTGACTGTTTTTCAACAGGCCGATCTTGGTCGCCATGCTGGGATGTACTACATGCCCCGTTACCGTATACTCCCCTGCTTCCAGGTTTGCATCGGCGACCGCAAGCACATCGTATTCCTGGGCATTGTCTATCTGCTGATAGAAGGGAGAGGTCGAAGAACCTGTCCAGTTGGCCGCAACGTTCGGATCTGCGGTAAATGCAGCATCGATAACAACCTGGGTTGCATTGATAACCTCAATTGAATCGTGGGCTTTATTATAAGCTGTTGCCGAAGCTCCCGCGGTTGCATTGGCAATTGTCAGACTATCACCGTTCTTAAGGCCGTGTGGCGCGGCAAAAGTGATTAGGGTCTGTGCGCCTTCGTTAAAAGTTGCGTGGCTGGCAAAGGAAGTGGCAACATAGTTGTTGGGTGCCAAATTGAAGGCCTGTGCCTCCTTTGTCAATCCCTTTACGTTGTTCCCTTGACCGTCACCGAACAAAAGCTGCACGTCCTCAACATAGAGCGTGGCATCCGGCAATTTGGATAGTACCTTGTCCATCACCCATTGAAGTCCGTTTACGCTAATCTCCCTCTTGGACAACCGCATGGAATTGGCGATTCTTTTAAGTCCCCAGGTGTTCTCCTTGGACTTGAATACGCTTTCGGGGGCCTCACCGTTCTCGGCCAACATCACGGCACCGAGTGTCAATGCATCAGTAAAGTCATAGACCTGGCCCGCTACGACCTGGGCCTGATTTGTCATACTGACGTTCAAAAGGTCCCGTACATGGGATACCCTGGTCGGGGTGTCGTCCCGGACAATGTCGGATACGTCACTTATCAGCACCGTCCCGGTGTGGCTCGAAGTGTCCACGGTCGCCTTTTCGATGTTCCCGGACTCATCGCCTTTTTTGGTCCCCAAGACCTTCAATTGCAGCTTATCGGCCTCTTGGTCAAGGAACATATTGGAGGTGGCCCCTTTATAGCCCCTTGCCGAGAATGACTCAAACTCCTTCGAAGTAAGTGCGTGCTTGATAAGTTCCTCCATATGGGCCTTGCGGCTCGCCTTCCTTCGCACATCTGGAATGCTGCTCTTTTCCTTCATCTTGGCAAGCTCCTTGCCCTGTGTTTTGGCAATTTCCTTTATATCGTTTGCCAGATCGGTGGCCGTCTTGACCTCTTTCTTCAATTTATCGATGGTCTCGACATACTTGTTGAGTTCCTCGATGGGCATGTCCTTGATCTGGGCATTGAAATCCTCTTTTACCTTTTCGATCTCCTTATTGGTCAGGAAATTTTTTGTCGATTCCTGGATCTTCTTTTCAAAATCGGCTATCAGGTCTGCCTTTTGGTGCTCCGCTTTGTCCGCGAAGTACTTGTTCTGATCCTCCGGGGACAGCTTGGCAATCTCCTCCACGGAAAGTTCCTTGAAAGTTCCATCGGCCACTACGCCCCAAATCGGGACACTTGCCAAAAGAAGCCCGGTTCCGATGTCAGGGGCCAAAATACATACCAGTATCGCTACCATTGATAGTGCAATACCCAGTATAAATTGTGTTTTTTTACTTAAATACGTTCTCATTTTTTTAATGGTTTAAAATGTTAATTATCAAATTATTGTGAAGTGCCTCGTCGGCGGCTTCCTTACGAGTGTTGGACGACGGCTCGTAGTTTCTTACATATAGTGTGGGGGTAACGCTGTTGCTTCCGAACACAACGGCGCTCCCTTCCCGTTTTTTTGCTTCATAGACCACCCAGAAATAACCATACTCATCAGCAGCCTCTGGATTTACCGCTTTTGCTTTCATTTCATTGAAAAAGTCCATCTGTTTCTGGCTGTCCTCATCATAATAGGCGATGTCGATGTCCACGTACAGCATCCCCACGGAGTGCTGGTCCACGTCGCCGTTCTTATAGGCATCGAACATAAACGGCATCTTGTCCCTTTTAAGGGTGAATTGGTTGATATTGGCAACGGTCTTGAAATCGATGTCAAGTCCAAGGTCCATGAAGTTCATCTTCTCATTGTAGCTCCTAGCCCTTTTGGAAATGACGCTCTCGAACATCCTTTCATGCTGTTTTAGATGGTGGGAATACGGATTGTCCTTGACCGTTTTGTTCCAAGTGGTCTCCATATGCAGATCGAGGTGGGAATCAATGATGTTTGTCGTGTTGATGACCGATTTGACCTCGATATAGTCCCCTGTTATATCCTCTATTACTGGAATGAACTCCTTGAACAGGGCCTCTTTCAACAATGGGTCAGCAAAGGTCTTGTACTCCGCAATCTTTGCTTTGTAGATATCGTCATAGTTCTTTTTGATAAAACGGGTCTGGTCCATTTTATCGGTGAACTTTTTTTCCGGGAACTGTTTTACGGTGTAGATCATTTTTCAATCGTTTTTCCATGGGCCACCTTATCCATCCTGTCACCTATTGTCCTTTTTAGGTGGCTGGATTTTGCATTTTCCAGTTTTGACCCCAATTTTTCCAATGTTTTCTTCCTCTTGTTCATGATTCCAGTATTTCATCAACAATGTTCGCACGCTCCGAATAGGTGTGCCTAATGGCCCCTATCGCACGTTGTTGCTCCTCGCTCAGGTCCCACACCCTCAAATCACCAATGAGTTCATCTGGTGGCATATCGATCTGTGCCAGGTATTGGTTATAGGTTATGGCTCCGGTCCTAAAAGCTGCCAAGGCCGTTTCCTGTTTTATCTTGGCAGTTTCGGCTTCTTCCTTTTTGTTTATCTGGAGTATCTTCAAATGGTCGAAACTCCCTACAAGCTCGATTCCCTGTTCCTCCGTCTTGAGGAAGTGGTTGAGTGCAATCTGGAAATCGTTCCATTCTGGAATTATCGTGGTATCGTAAAGGCGTTTTTCGCTAGCATCCAGGTTGTTGAAGGTCCCGCCCTTTATGTAGTACTTGACCAATAGTTCGGGGACGCCCTTCGCGTTCGCTACGGCAATGGCATCGGATTCTATTTCCTCGAAGAGCATGAGTTCCTTGACGTTCATTGCCGTTTTTTGCCACTTCAATGGTTGCGGGGAAATTATTTGGCTGTACTGGTCCTTTAACAGGCCGTATTTCTTGAATGCTTCTTGGATTTCCTTTACTTCCTCGTCGTTCAAGGGGAGGTTGCCCATTGCCTCGTCCTTCTTTTCGGATGTCCATGCCCCGATAGCGCCCCTTTTTGTGATGAGCACGTTACGGCTTTCATAGGCCTTGTCTATATTGGAAATGGGCCTTTGTAGTGCTATCAGGTCGCTGACCCCTTCGGTGAAGTGCCGGTCGTGCTTGATGTTTTCGTTATTGACATGGAAGACCTTATTGGTATCAAGGTGTTTTCTCTTTCCGTTGAACATTGAGAGGTCGTACCCCTCGACTATCTCCTGCCTCGTCTCCGCTTCCAGCCAATTCCCCGTCAATTTGGGGGCGACTGCATAAGATGGAAGGTTGTTCAGTACGGTAATGTCCCGGAAGTCAAAATTGTTCTCAAAACCAATCGGAACGGATCCATAGCAGTAACCGTTCCCAAAGACCTCGAAGTTTACCTTTAATTGCCTTAGCCATTCAAATGTTGACTGCAATGGGTTGGGCCGTTGGATAAGGCTTCGCAAATGCCCTCCGTCGGAATCGTATTTTTTTAAAGGGGTCAGTTCTTCGGTGTTCAGGTCCTTGACGAAGAACCGAACGTTCGAAAAAGCCTTGGCCTTGATATTGACCACTGCTTGGACCACTGGGTTTTCATAGTAGCACCTGAGCAGGTAGATAAGTTCTGACAGGTTCCGCCATACCGGAGTGCCCGATATGATGAACGTTGAAGGGGGAAGGGTCAGGGGGGTGTTCTCGGCTGAAGATGGCAGACCACCAAGGGACTTTGTCGCCTTTTTGCCTTTATTTATCCCAAAGAAAGTGCCAAGCCCCATTGATGGTTGCTGAATTTGGCTCTCTAAGGGGCTCTAGGTTAATAAATTACCCAAATATAGGCAATATGTGTTTAGAATTAAACTAAATTAAGATAGCGCATTGATTGATTCGAAAAATTGAGATATATCAATGGACAAGTATTGAAGCACAGATTTTTAGTAGCTTAAGGGTCGTAACCAATGACCATGAACAAAAAAGATTATCCCAAAAATGATCCATTAATCGGCCTATTCTATGGAAAAAAAACAGGGGAAAAGTGGTATAAAGAAAGTCTGGATGGGGAAAAGTTTTGGATAGAAAAAGAGGTCAAATCGTTTTGGTCAGCAATCCGCAAGGAAAAAATGGCCAAGGAAGATTTTGATTTCAGTGGGATGATCTTCCCCGATTTCCAAACTGTCAATGAAACCTTTTGGAGTTTAGGTTCGGCCAAGCGCTTTTCAAAAAAAGTTTCCTTTAGACGGTCTAAGTTCGAGGGTAGAGCAGGATTTAGCAAAATAAAGTTTGAGGCGAAGACCACATTTGAGGATGCCAAATTTTTGGAGGATTGTTGGTTTGTGGCAGTGTCATTTAACGGAGTTTCAGAATTTAGGAGCACACATTTTGCTAAAGAAGTTCTTTTTTTAGGATGCAGATTTAATGATAAAATGAGATTCTATCGAACTCAGTTCCACTTACCTGTAAAATTCAGGCTTGTATCTTTTGGGCCTGCTACCTCATTTGAGCAAACTAACTTCAGATCTGGACTTCATTTTACCCGTAATCGTTGTGGGTCCAATTCCTATATAGATTTCAATGATGTCATTCTTAGTGACGAACACAAAACCGTATTCGAAATTTCCCAATTGGATGGAGGGATAAATGACGGTTGGATTCAATTTGAAAATGTCATATTCAATAATCGTTCAAAGTTTATGAATACAGATTTTAAAAACACTTCTTTTGTGAATTGCGATTTGGTCCCTGTCAAATTCTATAATTGCGTGTTTAAAAAAACAAACTATAGGACCTTCCTTAGAATAGAGAAAGAAGAATATAATCCGTATGAAAACGAAATAATACGGATTAATATGAAACCTAAATTTATAAGAATTCCATATTATGAATTAGTTGGTGAGACCTATCGCCAAATCAAAAAAAACCAAAAGGATTCCCAGAACTGGGCCCAGGCCGGTGATGCCTATCGTTCAGAAATGGTGATGATGCAAAAGGTGTTCTGGTTGAAGTTCTTGACAAAGAAGAATCCAGTCTACCTGTTCAATTGGTTCCTCCTAGCATTCAACGGGCTCACTTCCGGTTTCCAACAGAGCATGGTCCGGCCCATTGTATGGTTGGCAATGATCTACGGAATTTTCGCCCTTGTCTATTTTCTTAACGGGATGGTGGCTTCTGATGCACTTTACCAAAGCCTATTCAACAGTTTTCCCATTTCCGGGAGGATAAATACGGACGAGAACCACCTAAAGGCGCTTATGTTGTTGCAGCGCATCCTATCAACGATATTGTTGGCCTTTTTCGGTCTTGCCGTTAGGGCAAGGTTGAAGCAGTGAGGATCAAAAGGACAGATTGATAACACTTCAATCAACTTTTGGAATAGGTTTTAAAATACTCCTCTACCCAAGCTGCAGCCTGTCGCAAGGTAGTCTTTGGCTCAACATAAGTGTAACCTTTCTTGATGCCGTACTTTTCCTTGAGCCTTATGTATGGTGGGCCTTTCCACATCAATTGAAAACTCAGCTGTTAATTTTTGAAGTGGCCCCTTCTATTCCTTCATAGACTTTATCATCTTCCGAATGTAGTTTATAGTCTTCTCCTGCAAATATTAGTTGGTAAGTCCGATTTGAGGTCTTTGTATATTCCAGGTTCTTTTCACCCAAGATCACCAGTGTTTCTGGAATTTTTAACTCTTCAAGTGTATTTGGGTACGTTGTATTGGAAGTATAAAAACCATTCAATTTTTCATTTACAGTTTTCATGGCCCTTCCTTCTTTCTTGCCTCTTTCAAATAGAAATGCTCTAGCGGCTTCAATCTGAGCTTGTTGCATTCCTTTGGAAGATTCAAGGTTATCCTTTAAAGTCCTGTACTCATAGTTTTCCTTGCTAAGCGCTGTCAGAAGTGCATAATGCTTTTCGGAATTATTACAAGGGTCGGTAGATAATGCCAAGAAACTACCTTTAATGGTATCCTCATAATTTGAACTTACTTGATCTAATTTCTCTCTTAACTCTTTTGTTGTTTTTTTGAATCCAGTATTATTGGTTCCAATGTTCATCTGGTCTAAGATGTCAACAGTGGCATTTAGGTTGAACTCAAAATCACTGGCAACATATTTATATGCTTTTTGGGCACATTTTGCATTCTTAGGGAAAGTTACGGGCCTGCCATCGGGACAGGAAAGTACCTTATTGGTGCAGCAACCATGTAATATCGACATACTTGCTAGAACTAGAAAAATGACATGTGGTTTACTCATAATGTTTGTTCAATGTTGGAAATAACTTGACTAAAGCATTTGCGTTTCTGCATCAGCAATTAAATGATATAGGGGATGTAAGTGGGGGATACAAAGGGAAAATACTAAATACCGTTAGTATTTCAAGGGAATGTATGAGATTTAAACCTTTTGTTAACTAAAATTTAAACTAGAAAACAATTTTGCTTACGCACAAACTGAACATCTATTTGTCCACTAAACTTTAGTCCCATAGAATTAAAGTTGTTAGGCCGCCTTGTTGTGCTTTTCGTCATACATCTTCCTCATTATCTTCAAAAGGTGATCAAAGTCCCTTATCATTCCCATGTCTATGGAAAACGCAAGTTTCTTCTGTACTTCGGCCAGTTCCTTTAATTCCTCTTGGCTTGCGGTTTGTCTAAGCCCTTTACCGTGGATGCCAAAAACAATCCAATTTAATGCTTTGGCCAGTACGGAATAGTCCACACCCTTTAGTTTTGTGGCGGAAGCAGTAAGACCTTTGTAATTGTCACCCGCATCGTGCCGGAACTCAATAAGCTGGTCATAAACGAACTTGATGACCTGGAGTTTGAACTTAGGGTTCAACCACATTGCAAAGTCTATGAAAAGATAGGGATGCATCCAAGTGCCGCCTTTTTTACCTCTATTTGTTAATACGATCTGGTTCGTATTTAAGTTTTCATCCTCTGCGAGTGCTTCCATAAATTCTTTAGTTGGTTTAGATTTCAAGAATCCGTTTACCTCCTTGCCTCTTTTGATGTTATTAGATTTGTTCCATTGTTTCAAAAGAGAGGTCGCATTGAACATTCCATCCTTTGTTCTTTGAAGGACTTCAAAGTCGCCCATTGGCCGCACCATTATTTGATTTGTCTTCACGTCTCAAGATTAAAGTTCCCCTGTATGTTGTAGTTCTGGCCCTTCAATAGGCTAATGACGCCGCTTGCTTTTGTCTGTGGTTCGGTCCTCATGGAAAGGGCAAGGGTCTTGCGGTAGACCTTCTCGGCCTTTTTTGCGTAGTCGTTTCCCTTGTCGTTGACGGCGTTGAAGAATATGTCAAAATACTCATTGTTCCGTTTGACGTCCATTGTATTGAAATCAAGGTTGAACAATGGCTCTATGACATTGAAGCCGGAACCGAATTCCTGTATGCCCGTGCCTGCGATTTCCTCGATCCTGGCCACCAGCGTTTCGTGCCTGATGGCATTCTCGATGATCAGTACCGCGGTCTCTTTGGTTATCTTTGTTTTCATGGTATTTGTGTAATAGTAATTAAATACTTATTTCAATGATTCAAATATAAGTATATGATTATATAATATGCAAATATTAAATGTTAAAATTATAATTATATACATATTTTTATTTATGTTTTATATGTATATGCCTATATTTGAATTATGGACATTAACGAAGTAAAGCGTAAGCTAAACCTTAGTAATTCAGAAATTGCGGAAATGTTTGACTACAAAGACGCAAACAGTTATTCCAACAGTGCTAGAAAAAAAAGTATTGATAAGGGAATCGTCGCCATTTATAAAAAGACCATTGAGAAAATTGAACGATGTCTTAAGTAGTAAGGTAATCCGATAACCAGAAAGAAAACCCTAATTATGATTGATTGGATGCTGAATAAAGATTTTCTTTTGCAAAACCGAGTTCAGCTTAAAAAGATATGTGCCGGAATATATTTTCTATTTAAAAATGATTCTGTTGTTTATATTGGTTCCTCAAGAGATTGCAATAAAAGAATAAGGGAACACACTCGTAGGGGGATGATAGATTTTGATTCTTATTACATTCAGCCTCTATTGTATCCATCCATAAAATATTATGGAACAGCAAGCCATAGAATGGAATTGATCTATATAAATCATTTTAGGCCCAAATACAACAAGTACGGGAATCCAGATTATCACGATGGGAAAGCCCCTTTGTGGTTTGAATTCATTTCTCAAGACTTGACAATAGCACAAATCGCCAACAGGTTAAATTTAGATTACGCTGTCACTAAAAATATTATTGAAGGAAAAAGGAAATGTCTGGATGAAAAGTATGGAAAAGTTTTTGATTATTTTATTGAAGATTTTTCGAAATTGAAAAAGTATAAAGAAAATTCTAGGCCCCTAAGTGATACTCTTAAAGCTAGTTAGCTTCGAAAAAATATAATGTATGAAAAAAGCATTGTTTTTATTGATGGTTTCGGCTGTTTTGATTTCCTGTTCAAATGACGATGAAGAGGATTGCCCATGTCAGTCAATATTTGCACCTGATTGGGATAGGTCTTTTTTATTGGATTGTGAAGCTTTAGATGCTTTTAGTAGTAGTATTGAAAATGGAGTCTTTATTGGTTCACCTTCATTGAACACCCTAGAAATTACGGAAAGTAAAAGCGATTGCGATTAATCTCCTATCCATAATCCTGCCCCCATGGGGGTTGTTACGTTTCGGCAATGGCCGCTCACAAAACTACACCGCATTAATACCATTCCTTCGAAGAGGTCTGAAAAAAGTTGTTTTCATTTCACTTTTTACTTCTTAATCAGTACGAAATTACTTAAATTTAGGATTCTCCCCCAGTCTTTTGATTTTTTACCGAAATAAGGATGAACCCTTTTAAAAAATTCGTTGACCGTTTGATACGGTGGAGCCCTTGGTCACCTTTGGTTGCGGGGGTCCTGTTCCTGGTGATCTCCTATCTGGAAGCATATATGGAGGCGGAGAACCTTAATATGGATTCTCTTCTGGCATATGATTTTGATGACGGACGTCATCCAGGATATTATTTGTACCGAACCCAAGTGCTTGAAGATGATTTTCTTCTTGTCAAGGAAGAATTTTTGGAAGCCAATTATCGGGCCGACACATCCTCCATCAAAACAAAGGTCAATGAACATGGCTACATTGTTCCGGTTGATACTTTCAAGATTAAAAATGTCGGTTTTTCCAAAAAATTTGATGTCTATATGAAAGTAAATTTTTTGTTCAATATAGAAGATTTAAGGGTTACACCTTCAATTGTCAATGAACGATTTAAAGAAAGTGTCAACTTGATCCTGAATGATTCTATTAGAAGGTCGAGACTCAGGGCCTACGGCAAGGCCATCAATAAACAGGAAGTAGACGATTTAGAGTTTGAGAGACAATTGGCCGAACACCTTATCCTTGTTAGAGCTTTCGGCGACGGTTACTTATATTCAGAAGACTTTTCGCCCGAATTTACGAAAGAAGATCCCGCATTCCATAGATTGGTCAACATCCGCACCTTGTCCTTGGCCAGAGACTTCGCTCATAGAGTTGTGCCGTCTACTTCATATATTTTGGATACCAAATTGAAGTACTACATTACGCCAGATTACAACAAGGTATTGCTGCTTCTGATTTTATCCGTTATTTTTTCCGTGCTATGGAGTCAATCCTCAAATATCGGATTTGGTACAAGAAAAAAAGGGGGGCTCAAGACTCAATACCAGGACTCGCTTCCAAAGATTTTCCTTCCCGGTCTTGAAAAATCCTATTCACGGTCAGTGGAACTGTACTCCAGGTCCACACTGATGCTCGTCAGTGGTATTTTGATGTCGGTTGTCGGGATAATTGTCTTTGCGTTCTTTCTGCCCGACCCTGAAAATTTTACTGTCGACCAATTCGAGAAATATCTCATGTACAGTATCAGGCCGACCATGATGCTCATTTTTATCGAGAGTGTCGCATTTTACCTTTTAAAACAATATCGTATCCTGATTGAGGACTATAAATACTTCAACAACATCTATCTGGACAGGCTCAACAATGCTGAAGCCTATATCTTACAGAATGAGGATAAGAACAAGAAACACTCTGATCTTATTGCGAAACTGTTGAAAAGCGAAACCAATAGGAAATTGGTTTCCGGGGAATCAACGGAACATATCGAGACCATGAAAAATTCAATGGAACATAACGACCCAATGAAGGTATTGGAGTCGATGTACGCGAAAATAGGGTCAATTCTTAACAAGGGAACTTGAAGTACAGCACACGAACTCCGTCCCGCACCTTGAGCACTTGGCCTTGATCTTGGCCTCACCATCGACCTCGCACACCTTTTTGGAGCATTTTGGGCACCTGACCTCTACGATTTCCCTCACCATACCGGTTTGCTTAAGATTATGTACCTAGCCGCTGCGAGCCCGTCTGGTTCATGTCCATCAGGCTCCGTAATGATCTTGCCATTGGCATCTATCTTCCAGTTCCAGCTCTGGAATCCCTCTATCAGGTTTTTGCTCCTTTTGGTTACGTTGATGCTGTAGCCCCGTAACTGGGTAATTCCACCAAACTTGCTGCCCTTTGGCTTCTTGACCCCCCGGGCGTTCCAACCGTGCTCTCGCATATCGATCAATTGTGTCCTGCCGGAACTGTCACCTACTATCATCCATGCCTTATAGTTCCTTATCAGTCCCTTTATCCTTTTTTGTTCTTCGGTATCGTCCTTCCCTTCCTTTTCAAGATAGAAACCGTCCTCTTGGTCAAATACCAGATCTGGGTGTGCTTTTTTCACCTCTTCAATGGCCACCTCATTGAGCCTGTCCACAACGCTTTTGCGCTCGGCCCCCTCCAGTTTTTCAGGGATAAGGTTGTTCTCACTGAAAAGTTCGTCAAAGTATATCTCCACACCGTCTACGTAGGCGTCGATTAAGATGGTCGGATCGGGGGAGCTTCCAAAATCCATTCCCCTTGGGACCCTTTTGACGCCCTCCGGGATTTCGTTAACGATGCTGAACTGGTAAATCCTTCTTTCAGAGTACGAGCCTACCCTTCCCATCCCGTACACCAACCACCAATTGGCCCAATGTGCGTCCTTAACATTACTTTGGTGCAACAATCCTTCCTCCTCGGTGAGATCTGGGTCAAGGAACGCCTTTGATTTCTTGATCCTCAGCTCCTCCAATATCTCCTCTGGACACGCCTCGTTGTCAAGGTAGGTAAGGGACAGGAATTCACTGTTCGGCTCCGTAAGGACCTCCGTATGCGCCCAGAACTCCTCATCGGCGTTGAAGTCTATGTAGACCTCCTTAGACCTGGTCATGAGGGCGTCGGCAATCGGATAGGGGATATGGTTTCCCTCATTGATGAACAGGATGTCCCTTTTTCCGGCCGCCTTTGCCTTTCCAACGGAATCGAACGACTTGAACTGCATCCGACTCTTGCTCCCAAAAGTGTATTCCATTGGATTGCCCACCCAATGGTCCTCGATCCACCTATTCGTATCACCCATTACGCTTTTGAAAATGTCCACACATCCGTCCCTAACGGCCGGTACGGTCTCGGCAACAACGGTGACCTTGATGCCCCTTTCCTTGATACACTTGTCGATAAGTATAGGGATTATTCCATGCGTCTTTCCAGCGGAAGTGGAACCCTGGACGACCTTCTTTCGGGCCTCCATCTTTTTGATCTTGTTGATTGCCGTGGTACGCTTGAACATCAATCGGGGAAGAGCGGTTGTTCGGTCTTTATGTTGTGGTCCACTTCACTCTTGTCCTTCCATCCAAAGTTCTTCAAAGCGAATATGTTCCCGGTACATTTATCTCCTTGGGCTATTGCAATTTCATGGAATTTTTCAATCCTGCTTATTGCACTTTTTATGGAGTGGGAAAACTCATCTTTTTTCTTGTAATCGTAAAGTGTTGACTTATCGGCAAATCCAAGGTGAAGGGTCAATCCGGTGACCGTTGGAGGTTCCGGCATCCTTACCCATTCCATTACTTTTTTCTTGACCTCCTTTGTCCCATCCTCCGTGTGGACCTGCTCAGTGACCTCTTTTTCTTCCTGCTCACCCTGTATCCATTCAAAATAATCCTGAATAAGGGTCTCAACGGCTTTGGGGTCGGTGTGGATTGGTGGCCTACCACCTTCATTGCCCTCTGCGAATTTATTTCCTTTGGGAGCAGCCATTAGAAGTTGATTTTAAATTAAATGTAGACTTCAATATCAATTTTCGGATTCAGCTTCCTTGCCTCATTTGTAAGTATCATCCTGAGTATCTTGGCCTCATTTTCAGTTGCGTTCTCTATGACCAGGCCATGGACGTTAAAAGAGGGGCGGTATATGGTTGCATTCTTTGCCATAATAAAAAATCCCGAACACTTTGCGAAGCCTCCGGGATTCCTGCCTATTACCTAAAATGCCCATTGCTCCAGATTGAACTGAGAGTAATAGGCAATTCAAATATAAGAATTAATGTAATATTATTGCATATTTAAGATGTTAATATTCGCCATTTTTTTGAAAAGTGCATTTAGGATTCATAAAAATGGACTTGATACCATTGAGAACGACCATTTGATAACTCTAGGTTATTTTTTAAATTTATGGTTCCTCCAAAGGTGTACATATGGAATACAGGATCAAGGAATTCATGGACAAACATGGCATTAGCCAAAAAGGGCTGGCCGAAGTGACGGGACTTAGCCCAAGCACCATACGAAGGGCATACCGAGGGACACGGATCCTTAGGATAACTACAATGCAGTCGATTTTGGAGGGACTGAGGGAGTTAACCTCTGATGCGGACCTCACCGACAGGGACCAATTGAATTTCCTGCTTAAATTATATGGGCCCAGAAAGGGAATGGTGCCGAAAAAACTTGAGTACTTAACGGATACGCCCACTTATAAGTCATTGTTCAGTCCGGTGATGTTCGAAAAAAGTTTTACGGACGATAAACCCTTTCGGCCCCGCCTTAAGCTTGAACTGGAAATACCTGAAGGTGTCTCGGACGAAAGGGTAAAGGAGGTCGTGGCGGAGGCCGTGAAGAAGCTGGACAGGCTCCACCGGGCAAAAAAGGGGAGCGGTCTAAAGGTCATTGACCTACAGGCCAAAAAAGAGGGTGTCAATGAAAGCGTGATGAAGTGATGAAGAGGAAGATTACCATAATCATGGAAGGGCGTTCGGCGACGGATGATCCCAAACTTTTGGAGGAGATCGGCAGGAGCTTCCCTGAGGATGATATCAAGATACAGATAAAGCCCAACCAAATGGTCGATGATGAAGTCGGGAGGATACAATGCGACGACGTGGCCCAGGAAGCGTTGGACGAAAGTGAAGAGGAACATTGGGACGTTGACCTTGGGGAAGGGGAAGGGGAAATGGCAGAAAAGGAATTAAGGGAATTCCGAAAAGAGCTTGGAAAGCATGGGGTCAAAATGACGGTGGGTACAATAATCCAAGAACTGATCAAATCAATCTTTGGATAAGTGGGATAATACTTAATTTATGGCCGATAGGAGCGAAATAGAAAAGCCCGGAACACAGATAATAGACAATGGGGAGGTTTTGGACTCCGATATCTCGTGGACCATTGCCCTCATCCCAAGGGGAACGCCACCGCCCTAAAGCGACATGGTGGACCTGTCGCCATCGCCATTGCATTTCCTGGTACTGTACTTTGTTATAATTGCCTTACTGACCGTCATCTGTTATCGTTTCTTTAAGTAGTTCTTTTGGTTGCACCTCTGCCTAATGCCTTTTAGTGAATTTTCCTTCATACCATATAAATACGCAGAATTCAATACCAAAGACGATAAGGACAGCTTCCATTATAAACGATATAATATCACGACTGCCATCCATCAGGCCTGGAATGGTGATATATAAAACGAACAAGTAAAATAGGATCCTGACAATCCTGAACGCCTTTCTGAACATTTGAACGGTTGTTCTTTTTGCTATTATAGTAACAATAACGCTCCCTACCCAGTTTGTATATATGCCTCTATTTCACTACCTACAATGGGTAGTACCTAAGCTAATCTTATTTTTCCTTTATTCCCTTCAACATTTCCCCCCTTGCCCATTTTGCGAACTCCCGGGCAATTGTCCTGTCCTTTGATTGAAAAAGGGAAAAATGCCGATTGATTTTATTTTGAATCAAATGATCCCCCAGCCTTTCCGCTATGGTGTGGGAGAGGTAGGATTGGGCTTCCGTGTTCAGAATTTCCACAAATCTTGAAAAGGTAATTTTTTCGTTGTCGTATTGGTTTAAGACTTTACGAAGACTACTTACGCTATGTGGTTTAAATTTTGGTATTACTTTTTCCTCCGCGCTCATAACATTTCCGGGTTTTGGTGGGCGTTGCCCTTGATTTCAGCGTTTGCCCACAGCTTTTTCAAGAAACCGCTGTTTGTTGACAGGGATTGTTGATATGGGCCGTATTTGTCTCCCTGGTTCGATATGGCGTGGAAACCGCATTGATTGGCTGCCCAGTAAACCTTGTAAACGCATCCTCCAAAATCAACAATATCCCCCTCATAGATTTCCTTTCCGTTCCTGTCATGGAGTCCGGTGAATTGGCCAACGCTTTCGGGCCTCACCATATATGCAAAGGGCGCTCCCGATTTGTTTGAAATGTAATGGCCCTTTCTGACTGTGGAATAATCCTTTTTTAAATGTGTGTAATTTCCATATACCCATTCGCCTTGCCTTGTAAGCCCCCTGTATTTTATTGTCCTCATATCCTAAAAGTTTTTGCTGATGATTTTACCAAGTTTTATGACGAAGTATTTGGTATCGTAAACGGCGCCCCATTCCTCTCTTCCATAGCCTACGTCCATATCCTTTAGCTCAACCACCATTTGCCTTCTGTTTTTGGAATAGCCATTTGAAAAAATAACCGTTTCATAATTATTGTTCCATGCTATGTTTTGATAATCTCCTGTCAACAATCTATCGATTTGGCTTTTGGATGAAAAGTCATCAACCCAAAGTGCATGGACGAACCTCTCGCACCAATAATCCTTGATTGCCCTTTATTCCTCATTCTTTTCACCAGAAGCAATCATATCAAACCATTTCGCTTTTAAATTCAAGTGAAGTGTTTTCATAGCTTATCCAGTTCCTTTAAGATTTTCTCGTAGTGTTCTTTGTTACAATCAACGGTGAAAGCGGAACGGCCTTGGGAATCAACCGGGAGAGGATGTACTTCCATAGGATTTGCCGCTATTATCGCTTTTAGTTCAATGCGGTAGCATTTTCTGGAAGTCGCCATAATTGAACTGACCGGAATCGTTCTCCCAAATTCGGTCATCAGAAATGTGAACCATTTCTTTGCCCCTTCCTCTGCTATTTTCTGATAGTCTTTCATTGGTCAAGTTTTAATTTTATTTTATCAGTTGTTTTGCTCTTGGTCCGAAACTCCCTTCAAATCAGTTCCGAACATTTTATTTAGCGGATCGATCACATGCTGCGGAACACCCCTTAATTTCAATTCCAGATTTGAAATTTTAGTCCTCATTTCCTGTTCACGTTTTGAAGCGTTTCTAATTACTTCCTCTAATCCCTTTTCCCTAAAAATGGCGTGTTCATAATTATCGATTAAATTCTTGACGCTTTTTTTAAATGTTCTTTCTTTAAAATGGTCTGAAGATTTTTTGTAATACCACTTGAATACAATGTGATGTATTTTTAATTTTAGTCTTTTCATGCTTCAAGGTCTTTTAAGAGGGTTTCTTCTTTGCTCATTGTGTAAGTGGTCCTGTAAATACAAAATCCAAAAATCCTACTGCTGTAAATCCCATACAATTGGTTCCATTCCTTCTTTCTAACTTCCGTTTTTGGGTTCTTGTCCTTTAGCACATTCCTTAATTTTGATGCTCGGTTTATGATTATATTGCCAATCCTCATAGTTTCTAATGGTGATTTTTTCCAATTGAAGGCATAAGCGTTTCTACTTCTTCAAGCCATTTTGATTTTTTTGGAAGGGGCTTGTAATCAATGGAGGTGCCGACATTAGGCATATTATTGTTATACCAATGGGCTTGGTTACATCGACTTTCGTACTTACTATTTTCAACTTTAAAAGCTTCAAGCAACAATTTTTTCAACCTCTCGTTCTCCGCTTTGAGTTGAAAATAAAATCCCCTTTGCTTTCTTAATTCTCCAAGAACTTGCCTAGCTCTTAAATACATTACTTTTTCAGAAGATGCCAAACCATTTTCATCAAAAGCGTGCATAAATTCTTCTACAAAATCTTTTGCCTTATCACTCATCTGTCAATCTTTAAAATTTGTTTATTGTCCTTTTCTACTGCCCTAATGATTTCGTCCATGTCGCTTTCAAGGGCTATGAAGCCACATACATCCTGTAGTGCTTCAAATAGGTTCTGGCCACGGCTAAGCTCTATTTCCTGCCCTGAATCTTTTGGAAGGTTTTCTTTAAGATATAGTTGTAAAATACCTTCATCGTCCCTCATTCTTTTGAAGGCCACACCCGCCTTTCTTCCTGCTAGAAAAGCATGGGTGATTCTTTCTCTAAGTTCAAGTGTCTCCATTGCTTTGGTTTTAAATGTTTTCTAGGGGCAAATGCTCAAAGTGTTCCTTACTGAATAAGATTGCCTTCACACCTTTATCCGTTGTGTGTCCAACTACATCCATGGTCATTATGGTCTTGTACATGAGTATCAAATCACCAATACCGTCCAAAAAAACATACCTATCCACTTGGGGATCCATCAATACCATCTTGTTTTCAGAACCACAATACAGCAGCATTATCCGATGCCTGCCGTTGAGCCTTTGTTTTGAGGCCACGGTAACGAATATCGGGATGAACCATTTGCTCCCGTCATGTGTCTCATGTGGCCAGAACTCCATTGCCCTTTTAAGTTGACCCAAGGTCAGCCCGTCATAAAGATGGTTTCCATTGTGGGCCAGTTTTTCCAGGACCAAGTGTTGTCCACCTATACCGAATTTTTTGATGTTCCAGTTTATTATTTTACATTCCTCATCTTCGTTGTGGCCCCCGTTTTCCTTGTAGTACTTTTTAAAGCCGGACATGGTGTTGAATAGGTTCATGTAGCAGTACAGGACACAGTTGGTCGGGTCGCCACCTTGTGGAAAGTGTATTTTTTTCAATTGGTTTTCAGTCTTTATCATTGCTTATGTTGTTTGGGTTAAAATTTTCCCGTTGCCAATTTTCGAAGTCCTTCATACCTGTTGAACTCATCGGGAAAGTTTTTCCTTTGCCAATCCCTTCTTCTGGCCTCATGTTCCTCGTACAACCTCAAGGTGAAATTGATTGTTGGATGGTAGGTACTCCCGCCAATGACTTCCTCAAAGTTCCCTCTATAGGAAAAATGGTTGTGGTTGGGCCAACCCCCTTTTCTCAATTTTCGGATTCCTATCCCAAAATGGTTGGCAATATGGAACGGCTCCGAATCCCTGTACCATACCTTTAGGGACTCAATGAGGGCATAGTTTCCCGATGGGCAATTGGCGCGGTATTCATCGACCTCAAAGTTTGACCACCACAATGGTTTGTCCTCCACCGGAAAGACTTTGAGCATTACACACTCAACTTTTACTTCTTTCCCTTGCCACTTCAATTTGGTTCTGGGAAAGGAATCCGGGTTGTCAATGTTGTTAATTAGTTTCTTCATCCCCTTGGTTTTAAATAAGGCACTGCATGGTCTTATTTTGAAGTTAAACCCGGCAAGTGTTTGACCCTTGATAAGTACAGTGCCTTTTGTTTTTATTCGGTTAAGTAATGGGGTTTTCGTTTAGTTTGTTTTTAAAGGTGAAAAACAGCATTTTACCTAAAATTTCATTTTTATCAACTTCAAAATTCACATAATCCTCTATGGACAAAGTGCTTTCATTGATTGGGTAATTTGCATCATCAACATCATCTGTTGTAAGGTCCAATAATCCTATCGGCATATCTTCCGGCAGGGTTTCCAAATAGTTTTTTAAGTCTTTTACTTTCATCTTTATAGTTTTAGTCCTTTGTTATTGTTCAGTACCGAATAGTTCTTCAATATCCCATCCCATGTAATCGCAGATATACTTCATTTCCAAACAAACATAATCGGGTTGGCACGAGAGGGTTATGGCGCCGTCATCAAAAACGCATTCATCCAGTAGTTTCATGAAATCTTCCAATTGGAAATAGTAGAGGAACAGATACACTTCGCCGTCATCCCAATTAAATTCCGGTTCAATTTCTTTTACATATGCTTTTACTTCTTCCATTATCCTTGTTTTAATTCATTTGGAAATAGCTCATAGGACTCCACCAGTTTCAATACCTCGTCATATCTACCTACCCAATGATCAAACATCTTCCTCATAAGTCCGAAGTCCTCCCCTTTTGCCCAGAGTGCTATCATTGGTATCTTATTGCCAGTAAACCTCCGTCCGTAACAGATTCCGCATTCCGCGGCCGCATCCTTGCCACCGTTCCCGTAGTAAACGAACAAATCGCAAAGACCGGCTCCTTCGATATCGAACGTAAAAGCATTTTGAGCACTTTCGGTTTTGACCCATTTTTCAAAATCAACCTCGCCTGACGCTGTCATCCCCTCATCAAAGTTGTTCTCAATCCAACTAACGACCTCGTGGCCGTTTTCCCGTAAAAGAGAGGTTAGCATTTCCACTCCGTGTTGGTTCTTCCAACTGCTTGCGATGTAAATTCTCATTATCCTTGTTTTAGTTCTGTTGTTTGATTTTTCTCCGATGCTTCCATTGTACTTACTGTTTTGCCAATTTGATTGCATCTAAAAAATCTGGAAAGTCCCTTTGCGTCTTTAGCAGGCAGTAAATAGCTTCCTTGGCCTCTTCAAACCTTTCCTCATCGACGTATTCAAACAGGAAATTGTTGACAAAGGCATTCGGGCTAAACAACTGTTCGTCCATTTCGTTTTTTAAATCATCCGGTGTTATTTCCTCCATCTTAAATTGTTTTGTTGGTTTTCATAAAAGTCATCCATATCGTTTTGCCATGTTTGCCGGATGGATGCCCAAAAAGTGGGGTTGCACCGATGACCTTAATAAGTTTTGATAGTTTTATATCCTTATCGTTCCATTTGAAAATCAATGTCCCATGCTGTTTCAAAACCCTCATGCATTCATCAAAACCCGCTTTGATTTCGATCTCCCAATTAGAAAATAGCTGTCCGTATTTTTGGCCAAGAATTGTATTTGGTCCCAACCACTTGGAATGCGGTGGATCGAACACGACCAGGTAAAACGATTCGTCCGCAAAAGGAAGGTTGGTAAAATTGGCTTGTATATCAGGATCGACAACCGTGATATTACCATAGGCTTCAAACCTTCCCTTTCTTTTGTCCGTGTAAACCACGTCGGGATGATTTTTGTCAAACCACATCATTTTACTACCGCATGTAGCATCCAGTATCATTTTTTCCTTATCCGCTTCCATAGTGTTTTGGGTCATTGGTTTGATTTTTATAGTTTAAGGTTCCCTTCCATTTCCTTATTGATCGTTAAGTGATTTTTTAAGCCTGTCCTCGTTCTCGAACTTTTCGAAATACACTTTCAATACTTCCAGTTTCATGAACCTTTCCACAATGGGGTCCTCTCCCCTCTTTATCCTTTCCCTGTCCTCTGGTTTCCATTTTTTATCTATCGAATAATAGACCGCAAGCTTGACCGCCTTTAGCTTCATTCTCTCGTAAAAATCCTGCCAAGTGCCGTCCTTCCATTTTGTGGATGCGGGCTTAAAAACGCCCCTCTGGTAAAGGATGTCAAAACACTCATCGTGCCTCAATTCCAAATTCTGCTGTATGGAATAATGGTTCCATGCACTTATGATTATCTCATCATCTATACTGTCCACTTTTCCTCTTTTTTTCGGTGTTGGGTCGGTAACTACTTTGATGTTCCTGACCTTATTCGGTATTCTATATCCAAGGCATTGCCTGAGAGTGGATTTCCAGTTCAAAATTGGGATCAAAATTTCCTTTTGCCCTTTTGTCTTAGATTTCTTCCATCCGTTCAGTTTCCAAGCCTCATACTTATCCTTTATCCATTCCGTATAGTTCTTTGCTTCATCGTCCTTTTCGACCATGCACTTTTCGAAATACCCATAGAATTCATTGTAGGTAGGTGTCATGCGGCTTCCAATTTTTGCTTGATTAGGGCAAGTACGTCCTTGGGATTTGCCAGTAATTTTGAAATCACAAAATCAACCTCACCCTTTTTGATAAGGTGGGTCCTTATCTGTTCATAGGTTTTCCGAAAACCTTTGTTGGTATCGATATCCGACTTGATCATTTTTACCGCACTTATCACGGTGGCGTGTTCCCTCTTACAGTACTTTCCAATCTCCGAATAGGAGCCGATGTTCTCGGTGTAACAGAAATACATGAAAACTTGTCTCGGAATCAGATAAATATGCTTCTGGGACTTCGACAGCATTTCTTTTTTCGTAATCCCGTAGTACGCAGATATGGTGTCGGCCATAAAATCATAAAAGACCTTTTTCATGTCTTTTTGTACATGGTTCTGTTATAACCGTTCACCCGACGAGTGCCACACGCCTTTATCAAATGCTTTCGTTCCAGGATGCTTTTCCTTTTTTGGACTATGTAGTAGTTAAGTCCACTCAAATCCGCAATATCGTGGGCCGTAAGTCCAATTTTTGGATAGAGGACGAAGACCGCATAAATTTGGTTGACCTCGCTTTCAATCCTATCTTGCGTTCTAACATCCTTGAACGCCTCAATACTTGTCTGTTTCATGATTTTCCTATATAGTACCTCAATTTTTCATCGAACCATTTCTGGTCGTAACCGACTCCCTTTATGTCCAGAAAGGATTTATGTTCCAATAACAGGGTAGATATCAACACCACTTTGTCCCCGTAGTCAATATGCTTCTGCCTTGTTAGGGCCATTAAATTTTCTATCCTGTCCTCACCGCCCTTGCCCCTGCCTATTATGTGGTGTACGTCGACGGCCCGGTTTCCCGTTAGTTCGCACTCAAAATATTGTGTAGGGTCCTCGGTGTCGTATCCGAGGGCTTCCAGGTATATCCTGGTGTGATCCTTTAATTTTCTTTTGGTGTATGGCATCAGTCCTTCAACATTATTTTCAGTTCCTGGCTCATTGAAATACTGACGTTCTCAATGGCGCTCAAAATTTTCCTTATCTGCTCCTTTTCGGGGAACTTATAATCGGCCCTTGTCTCTGCACTAGCTACGGATTCCTTCTTTCCGTTTGCGGTGGTTTCTCTGTTGTAAACCTCTGCGTTCCACTTTCTCCTGTAGGAATCGAATTCAACGGTAAGGAAATAGTTCAGTGCCGAGAGTTTCCTTTGCATGGCGGTCAGATTTTCTTTCTTGATGAATGCACCGCTTTCATAGAGCCCCACCAAGTCCCTGACCTCTGAAAGTACCGTGACCAAATCCCTGTTTTTCATTAGGCCACTTTTTCCTTTAACTTCTTGATGGATATGGAATCCGGTAAATAGGTAACCTTTACATTGATTGGGTCAACTATCTCCCCTGTGTCCTCGTCCACCATCGCATGGCCCCTCTGCTTCATCAGGAAAGCGGTTTTGTACTTCTTTTCGGTTTCTTTGAAAACCTTGAACTCTTCGGTGTTCTCAGCTTGCTTTTTTTTATCCTGGACCTCTTCAACATCCGTGAAATAATACCGAGTACCTCCCTGCTTAACGGTATATGAATAACCGTTGGCCTTAAAGGTTTTTTCACCGTGGTCCAGATAGCTCCTTCTAAGGTTTTCGATAGAAGCCGATTTGATGTCCTTCAACACTTCACCAAAAAAATCCTCCAATCCCGATTCCTTGATGAGCATCAATGCTTCATGTGGTTGGATATCCCCCGAGGTAGCATATTTCCTCAAGCCGCTCAGGGAATTCCTTACCATGGATAAATGGTTCTGCATTTTCCTTTTCCTTTAGTTCAATGAATATTTCCTTACTTCCCTTCATGGTCAAAAGGGTAGATCGTCATCGGCAACGGCCTCGTGCATGGCAAGTTCAGCGTCAATATCCGAAGGTGGCACGGGTGGCCTGTTCCGGTTCATTTCGTACTTGTCGACCTCACTGCGCTGCCTATGATTTTCCTCCTTTTCAACCTTGGCCCCGAAATAGGAAAGCTCATATTCTTCGATCTTTACATCCGCGGTGTCGGCCCTTAACTGTGATTCGGTGTCCAAACTTGTCCCCCAGGCAAAGACCGGATAGGTATAGGAAACCGCTCCCTGCTGTCCTTCCTTAAAGCCCTTCACAACCACCCAGTTATCAAAAAATCGGTCGGTCTGGTTCTTCTGGAACTCGAACCAAGTTGATAAAGATGCCCCGTTGAGCTGGAGATTTGCGACCTCACCGTCCGGCAACATCACATAAACGCTCTCGGTATATTTGCCCTTCCACATTTCGACCTTTTCCTTAATGGTGTTCCAATCACCCCGGCACAGTTCGTAACGGTCACCGTTCTTCGGGTAAACATTAACGATCATCTCGTGCTTAAGGTCCCTTACCTCATTGGAGATCAAAGAGGCTTCCTTGCTTTGGTTCCATCCCTTGATGGTCTTGTACCTTGCAATTGCCAGGAACTTCAAGGGAAGATCTATCAAAATGTTCTCCTTTTTCTGCTTGTCATAGTAAAGGAAGGTTTGGTGCTTGCTGCTCCATTGGATGAACTTTGTTGCCGGGTTCTGTGTGCCGGACTGCATTCTGTTTTTTCTCATTGTATTTGTTTTTATTGCGATTTTATATGCTGAAAACCGCTAACAGCTTTATTCCCTTCTTTTTATGAATGTGTATATCCTCACCAAAGCGATGTAGATGAAAACCAGTATCGTCAACGCTACCTCGGGGTTTTGGTCTATCCAGTTCATTTTTTGCTTCTTAGCACCCCGTTCTCAAACCAGTACCATGTATCAGGTTCTATCAGTACACCATTGATCTTGTGTAACCCGACCTTTGCCCTATGAATGTCATGGATGTGGTAGTTGTAATCGTTGTCCATCCTCCAATCCACAATGATCAACCAACCTTTATCTGCTTTGGATTTGGACTGTATTCCCAAAGTACAGGCAATGGATTCGTCCCCTGATGCGGATGCGTGGCCCTTGTACCCTGATGCGGATGCGTGGCCCTCGTCCCCTGATGCGGATGCGTGGCCATAGTTCCCTGATGCGGATGCGTGGCCCTCGTCCCCTGATGCGGATGCGTGGCCATAGTTCCCTGATGCGGATGCGTGGCCCTCGTCCCCTGATGCGGATGCGTGGCCCTTGTACCCTGATGCGGATGCGTGGCCCTCGTCCCCTGATGCGGATGCGTGGCCATAGTTCCCTGATGCGGATGCGTGGCCCT